TTTAGGTCAACTGATAGGATAATAATACCGGGCTCTAAAAATTTCCTAGTCTTTGTGTGTACTACTACTCTTACCAAATCACTATTACTAATACAATAATGTCTCAAATAGTAATCATCATTTTCTTTTTCTATTTTTGCTTTTATCCACATACTTACAATTAAGGGGTCTAGGTCACTTCAATACCTTACTAGTGAAGATTAAATAATAAAAACATGGATAATTATTTCAGGTATCTAAAAGAATTATTAAAAGAAACCGGATCGAATACTTTTAGCGATCTGGTAGGAGACAATCAGACATACTTAGCTGACTTGAGTGGAACTATTTACTGGTCGACTGGTGATAAAGGTTATGAATATTATCAGACTACCAATATCTTAGATAGTGAATCTTTCTTAGAGAGTGGTGGCATGTATTTCTGTGAGCTATCTAGTAAGTCTGTTAGTAGTGAGGAATATGCAATCTACACTGCTACAATAACACTTCATACATTAGTTGGTGAGGTTAGTCTTATGGCAGAGGCAGAAGATAAGGTAGGTGCTGATAGGTTTGCAAAAGAACTGGCAGAGCTTAGTAGGTCTTATATAGTTGAGTCTAGTAAGTTTAGTGCGAGGGATTGGAAAACATATCTCTACAATAATTTTGGTGGTTCAAGTTTAATTGATAATAGTATAGATGATGGAGAAATTGAATATTAATAGAGTACCAAGTAAGAGAAAGGATAGAATTAAACTCCTAGATTCAGCACTTGTACAACTTAAGCGTGAATTTGTAGGTCTTGATGATATAATTGATCAACTTGGTGCTAGTGTGTATGCTTGGTATGTGACGCCAGAGATTATTACTAGACCGACCATTGTATCTATTTGGGGTATGACAGGTACTGGTAAGACAAGTGTAGTTAAGAGATTGATTAGCTTGTTATACCTAGATGACGTAAGAATTTCATTTGATTGTGGTGAGTGTAGAGATAATAATAAATTTATCAGCACGGACATTATGGATACTTTTGGTAAGTCTGAAGAGTCTGATAGTGGTGATAGATTTTCCGGCAGTAATAGTCTTGTATTTATGTTTGATGAATTTCAGTATGCAAGAACTATTAATGAGTCTGGTGAAGAAGATGTAGCACCAAGTCTTCGCCCTATCTGGTCAATCTTGGATAGTGGTATTATAGATATCAATGATTATAACTATGATTTCAGTAACCTATGTGATTTTATAGATGAACTAGTTGATACATCTAAGTCATTACCACATATTATAATCAAGGATAATCATATTGAATCTCCCGATGATGTATCTGCGTTCTTGGATCTTATGTTCTTCCACTATGATAGGGGACCTTCTATTAAGACGGACAATACAGAATATCAGAATAAGCCACTTGAAGTATTGACTAGTAGATATCTTAGAACAATTATTAGGAGGCTTAACAATAAGAGTGATGCATTGGGTAGTAGGGTAGCAAAAGAATTATTATCAGGTGAGTATACAATAGGTCAACTAGCGGAGAGACTTGAGGATATTAAGAAACTTGCAGCCTCTTCTCGTAAACTTGATTGTAGTAAGTCGCTTGTATTTATCTTGGGTAACTTAGATGAGGCATACAAGGACAGTTCTGATATAAGCCCAGATATTGATGCAGACTTATTCTATGACATAACTAGTAGAGTAACAACAACTGACATCAAAGAAGCGCTTAAGGAGAGATATAGGCCTGAACAGATTGGAAGACTTGGTAATAATATAATCAAGTATCCAACATTGAGTAAGGATAGTTTTAAGAGAATTATTGACTTAGAGATAGGAAGGATATTAGACAGGTTTTCAGAAGTAGATAAGATAAAAGTAGTATTCGAGCAGAGTATGAAAGATCTTCTATATTCCGAGTCTGTATATCCGACGCAAGGTGTAAGGCCGGTTCTCAGTAGTATTGACACTCTTATTACACCGTATCTTTCTAAGGTAGTGGAACATAAAGGTCATAGTAAGTCTGTCTGTATCGGTGTCGTCGGTGGTGTCAGAGACTTTAGATTACCTAGCGTCGATATTAGACTCAAGTTCGATAAGGCAGAGGAAGTAATAGTAACACAGAAACTAGAACTTGGTAAGGAAAGATGCCCAGAGAATAGAAAGAAGAGATTTATTTGTGCGGTTCATGAAATTGGCCATGCAGTAATGTATTCTTGGTGTAAGGGTGAAGTGCCAGATAATATAGTTAGTGTTTCTACTGATCATGGTGGATTTTGTAGTACCTATGATAGACGTTTTGCAGGAGAAATAGACTGTAGAAGGGATGTCTTAGATGAGGTTAGAATTTCACTAGGTGGATATCAAGCAGAGAGAGTAATCTATAGTAATCCAGATATGTGGTTACTTGGTAGCAGTAGTGATATACGGAGCTTGTGGAAAGAGCTTAGTGGGGCCGTTATGGATTGTGGATTTGACTTACCACTACCATTGTCGCATAGAGATGTTGAACAGAATGGTAGTATAAGTAATGGTCTTGATTGTAAAGATGTAATGGTAACAAATAAGTCAACAGGTGATGGTAGAATCTTAGAGCTCATCAAGGAAGGTATGGATTATGTATGGTCTGTGCTAAGTGATGAAAAAGAACTGATCAAGAAAGCAGCAATCAAGTTAGGAGAGCAGGGCAGTATGAGCGGTCAGGAGTTCTCAGATTTTATAAGGCAGTATGGTAATAAACTAACACCAGACAAGATGAAAGAGGTCTACAACGAAAGAGATCCAGAGTATTATCTAAAGGAGTTAGTATAGGTATGATCATGGGAGAGAGTAGTAATATTCTCTCCCTCTTGTTTCCTTATTAGTAGTATGAAAGATTTAACAGAAGAATTAAGAATAAAACATATTGGAAGAAGAGATCCAATAAGTGATGTAGTTAATACTTTACTAAGAACAGGCTTTCAATGTACTGAACTATCCACTCACAAAGGGGACTTATTGTTAACAGTACTACGAGAGAAAGGTATGAGTATTCTAGATTCAAGAATAGTAGTTGAAATCTATACTGACGAGAAAAAGAAAAACTTAGAGTTGGTAGTAGTTAATAATAATATAATGACTTACAACTTCACTAAGTACTATTATGATGCAACTAACTTCTATATGGGGCTAGATGCAAAAGTCTTACTAGGTCCAGAAGATGTGGATCAGTTAAGTAAGATACTAAGTATTATATATGATAGTACTAAGTTCTTTGAGTATGAACAAAGATTACTAGAACTAAGATTTGAATTGTCTATTATGATCGAGAGTACTATTTATCCGATGCTGAAAGAAAATGGGTATAGGATTTATAGGAATAGACAATTTAGTAATTCTAGAATTGACTTAGGAGTTGTTCCAAAGGTGCGTGTTAAAAACTCTTGCCTTGACTATATCTTTGCTAGACTAAATGGAAATACTCCGTTCATTGGTTTTGGTGTTCATCCAATAACTGGTAGATTCATAGTGTTGGATGCAAAGGAGAGCAACTTACAGAATTATCATCGGGTAGATCTCAATGAACTATCGAAGGAAGAATTAACAAAATATATTAAATCAATTATTAAATGAGATTATGGGAAACCTAAGTATTAAGAAAAAAGAAGAAGCACTTATCAAAGCAGGTAGAACAGTTGATGATAAGGGCAAAGTAGATGTAACAAGACTTGACGACCAGACTATTAAGAGGTGCAGGGATATCACAAAGGGTATAACTGATTCTGATAGTCTTAAGAAATTTGGTTCAGATATAGTAAGTACAGGCAGTGATTGTGTTAGTACTTTGCTGGAACTCAATAAGCTAGATAAGGCTGGTGAAGCTGGTAGGTATGTAAAAGAGCTTATCAGTACAATCAGAAAGAACGAGCTGAAAGATCCAAGTACTATGAAGGGTTGGAGAAAGTTTGTTGCTATGATTCCAGTATTTGGTACCCCTGCTGTTTTGTCGGCGGATAAGATCATGGCTAGGTACGAATCAAGTAAGGATGATGTTAACAAGATCATCGCCAAAGTCAAAGAGATGGAGGTAGACTTGGATAGTGATATGAATTCTCTAGTCTTAATGGAACAAAGGGCTGAGGAGTTGTGTGAATATTACGGCGTTCATGTAGTCGCACTAGCTGTCTTATATAACGACGAGACGGAAAAGCTGCAGAAGATGTTGAGGGAATTCGAACAAGATCCTTCATCTCATAGTCAGTCAGAATTAGATAAGCAGCGTGAGTTCGTCGAGAAAATAGACAGACATTCATTCGACTTATTTATGGCCGGACAGAAAACACATAATCTCGACCTACCTCAGATTAGAATGATGAGGCAGAATAATGAGAGACTGCGTGAGAATAATGAGGAAATCTATAGGACGATCATACCAAATTGGGAGACATCGATCGCTATTGCCATTATGAATCAGAAACAGAGGGCAGTGCTTGAAACTCAGAAGGCGATTAAGGATGTCAACAATGAACTTACCTTGAATAATGCTAAGATGATGAAGGAAACAACAAGTAAGATCTTAGTGGAGGGAAGTAGAAGTATTATTGATGTCGAGACTTATAAGAAGGCAATGAATGATGTATTTACTGCCCTCTCTGACACAACTGAAAAGCTAGCACACATCAAAGAGCAGAGGGATAATGACCGTGCTGAGATTGTGAAGGCTAATAAGGAAATGTCAGCAAAGATGTTAGAACTGAGTAAGAGATCGGAAAACCTCTTGCTTAGTAATACTGAATTTGTACCAGATGCACTTAAGTAATGTATAGAGAAGATAAGATAAGAGACGTTACATACAAGTACAATGAGAAAACCGGCGAAATACTTTATACTAGCACTAAGAGAAGGTACCTAGAAAAAGTCAGAGCAGTATCTATCCGATCTAGCTTACCAAATATAGAGTATGAACTAGAAGGTATAGAAGCACCGAACAGTAAGGGTGTAGTTCTGAAGGAAGGTGATTTATACAAGCTAAGAATGTCAGGCTCGGATTTGATATTTAGGTTGATAAAACACTTCCCCGACAAGTCAATAGTAGTAATGCAAGTGCTGTCTGACGAGCCTAGTAAGTTTAGATTGATGAATAGAGAACAGTGCGAGGAGTTAGGTATTGCATATCAAAACTTCCTTGCCGTATTCTCAGCTGGCTTAGGTTGGATTAGTACTAGTCTGGAATGTGATGATTTTAATCCGTTTAACTTAAGTACGTATGATAAGTCTATAGTACCAGGGAAGACAGGTAGTATTAGATATATGATTGTAGAACTCCCTGGATTTAGGTATGTAGATTCCGATACAGTCTGCTTGGATTGGACAGGTAGACCGGTATTATATTTAGACTTAGAATTACTACTTACACAGCTTGAGGTTAGTCTGAAGAAAGATATAATTAGTACAGACCTAGATAAGTATAATGAACTATCGAGGGGTACATATCTCAGTTGGTCAGTAGTTAGAGAATCTTTCCCCGGTTCAATTAAGAGAAATGATGTTGAACTACTAGACCAGAATGGGAGTATATATCTGATCTTGGATTTTACTTGGAAAGGCCTAGGTATTTGTCCACTTGCACTAGATGGAATTAAACTAGAAGACTTAATTAGTGTGTCGATTAATACATCTTTTAATATCAAGCCAGGCGAGAAACCTGATTACTTAAAAGCAAGTAGTACTGGATTTGTAACGGTGCCACCTGAAATATTTGAAAAGAGAAAAGGTAGGTACTGGAAAAAAGGTATTACAGGACAGGGTAGATTCCTTATTAGTGATAAATGATTTGTACTCAGAAGTTTGTTGTTAGATTACATAGTTGGCCTGTGATGGGTCGACTATGTTTTTTTTGCACCCTGAGATCCCCTAGATTTCTTATTAATGAGAAATACTCTTATCAGGGGATTTTTTTCTAATAAAGCCATTATTTGTAGCTTAGCCGTGAGGTTAGGCTACATTTTTGTTATTCTCTTGGTATTATTTCCTTATTAGTAGGAGTATTAATATAAATTTCAAGTTATGGTAGTAAGAATTAGATTATTGAAAAAAGACTGCGAAGATATAATTCGCAGTTGTGGTTATTCTATTAAGACTATTAAAGACTTAGTAGAAGAAATTAAATTTAAAAGTGAGCCCGGAAAGTCAGCTGTTATATCTTATGCTGGTAAAGTTAGAGTTGCCTACAAAGATGAGCTCGAATTGATGAGCTTAAGAGCAGCAATAAAAAATGTAGCCTTGATTGAAGATTTTACAGCTAAGAATTGGGATACAGTACGTAACGTCTATTATGTGTACTGTAGTGGTAATTTTCAGCTAGAATCAATCGCAGAATCCTTATTAGAAGATAGAGTACGTGAATTAATAAGAGATAAGGACTTTTAAGATGAAGAAAACTGTAGGATTTATCGTATATCATAGAGTTGATTATGATGGATTATTTTCTGCTGCAATTATCCAAGACTACCTAGTAAGAGAGCTTGGGTATGAGAAAGTATTGACAAAGGGTTGGAATTATGGAGACAGCATTCCAGAACTACCTAAGATTGGCAAGGATGAGCTATGTCATGTTTTTCTAGTTGACATATCATTTCCACCAGAGGATATGAAAAGGCTTAAGGAGTTATCTGGTGGTTATAGGGCTATCTGGATTGATCATCACATTGGGGCGATTGATACAGCTAAGGAACATTCTTACGATGACATGGATGGCCTTAGAATGATAGGTCTTGGTGCGTGTGAACTATGTTGGAAATTTATGTATGGTGTTGATAGTATTGTACCTAAGGCAGTGAGACTAGTATCTGCATATGACGTTTGGGATAAGAGCCGTTTTTCATGGGACAAAGAGACACTAGCATTCCAACTTGGCCTTCGTACTAAGTATGGTATGGTCTTGAATTCCATTAACCAAGTATTTGACAAGCTGAGGATAGATAATTCCCCACTCACTGCAGAAATACTAGAGACAGGTAAGCAGATAACAGTATATAATCAGAAACGTCATAAAGCCGCCGTTAAGTCTCATGCATTTTCAGTAATAGTAGGTGGTAAGTATAAGGGAATTTGTATGTTGACTCAGGAATTTGGAAGCCAGCAGTTCGAGTCAGTATATGGAGATTATGATATTACAGTGTGCGTAAACTTAAGGCATGATGAAAACGGCGGGCTGTACTATTCAATATCAATGTACAGTGAAACCGAAACTGGATTAAACCTTGCTGATTATATGAAACAAAACTATAATGGTGGAGGTCATAAGTGTGCAGCGGGTGGTACAATGACAAGAGACCAATTCCTAAGACTACTAGATAATCAGGTAGTGTAGGGCGGATAAAAAAAGAAGAGTTAGTAAAACTGACTCTTCTTAAATTTTTTATTTATTAACTCATTTATTGTACTGTCTTTAATATTTAATGTATCTGTTTTTATTTTCTCCGGGTAATCAAAAAGTTGGTATATTATAGACTCATCTTTATCCGGATCGCCTGTTGTTAGATGCCATGCCAGAAATTTATTTTCTTGTATTAATTTTTCTAGTTCAGACAAGACCCTTTTCTTTGTTATATATTTAAAGCTCTTGTCCGATATTACTAGTTCGATATTGTATTTAACAGGATTTTTTAGCTTACCCAAGTACGTTATTCCAAGTCCCATTTCTAGTTTGTATTTTGACATAAATGATATGTTCATAATGATTCCTAGGTGTGGGATAATAACTCCCCTTCTATTAATATCCCAATAACTAAGTTCTGTCATAGTCTACTCAATCTTTTATCTAATTCTTTTTCTGTCATACTATTAGCCCTTAACGTATCATTTATCAGGCTATCTTCTATCTCTACTGTATCTATCTCAAGTATTTTATCTTTAGGAAGTTCTGGATATTCAGGTGGTTCTTCTGTTAACTCCGTATACAATAACCTATCTGAATAAACACCATTCTTCATATAGTCTAGATAAATATCAATAATACCTTCCTTTCTTAGATATTTAGATACAAGGACATCTATCGATATGTAGTAATCCTTAGGTACACGCAAATGGCGACCTTTAAGTATATACCCAAATACATTCTCTAATATATTATACTGAGATCTAACAGGGATAATAATCTTAGCTGAAAGATTGTCACTTTCATTGTTTAGATAGTAAAGTATTGTCACTTTCACGATGGCTTTACTCTTCAATAAACTATTCCTACTTTAATTATAACTTTTTCATAATACATTCAATAATAAGGAAAAGAAAGGATAGTAGTTTTACCTACTATCCTAATTTTATTTTCCCGACTATATCATAGATATTTGCCTCTTTTACTAGTAAATATTCTCTTCCCAGTATTACATATGGATTATCAGGGTATCTATCAAGCTTTTCTTCCTCACTTATCTTGAGGACATAACGCATTCTAAGTATATTAGCTGTATCTGGTATTAGGTTTTCTAATTCCTTCATTATTTTTTTGCTAGTTAGTACTTTCTTTGTGGGTATACAAAATCTTATATAATTGTTAACTGTCTTATAACCATTACACACAGATTTTCTGACGCCTGAAAATAATCCCGTCCCATCATAAGTAAGTTTATATATACTGTTAGTGACTGGAATTTCTACCGCTGCTAATATCTCCTCTACTGATATACCTGGGTACTTAACTAGTTTATAAGATACTTTAACTTTGATCTTTTTCATCCTTCTTAGTATAATACCAGAATGTACCAACCTGAGCACATGTAGATACTAGCAGGATACATAGTACTACCATGATTATTGTATTATCATCATCTGAGTCTAATTCCGGCTCAAGGTAGTCAAAGTCTCTAAAATCCTTCTTCTTCCATAGTCCAATATTCTCTCTAAGGAACCAATGGAGTCTGTCTAAGTTGAGCTTCTTCTGGCCCTGTAAGAATAATTTACATCTAGTGTCAAGTATTACATCATCCTGCCAAGAGAAACAATCAGCCCACTTAACTTCATGCGTAGACTTATTAATTCCCACACAGATAACAAGTTCATTCTTATTACCTCCTTGCCAGTAGTTCTTTTGTTCCTCCGCTATTTCTGGACCTTGACCTTCCTTAAATACTAGTACAAAAACTCTTATCTTCTTTCTGCTTCCTTCTCTAGCATTGAAGTTTGTAAATTTCTTAATAACTTCTTTGCCCGGATTAAAGCCTAAGATTGGATTTTGTTCTTGTTCATACATGTTAGGACCACTAATACCTGGATAATCGAATAAGCCAAGTAATTTTGCCTCCTTCTTACTTACATCTCTTAATCTAAATGCCGTCTGTGTTCCTTTTATTTTATTTACATACGGCATTTCTAAGGAGTAGGTAATTAGGTGTTGTCCTAGTTGATCCCAGTAATATTCCTGCGCATCTCCATCCACTGTATAATAGTTTCTGTGCATATCTACAAAAATGGGCTTCGTATTCCACAATGTCTTAATGCTGTCAAAATACTCCTTGCTTGTATAGATCTCATTACCGCCATTATCAACTAGTATCCATCTCTCTGGGTGATACTCAACGTAGGAACAATCATAAGTTTCTGTCCTAGTATTTCCCCTAGAATCTCTGATCATTCTAGTACAAGTTCTGTGTATATATTCGTTCCATCTATCTAAGTGTCTGATTTTCGAGTAATAGAATGACCAATACTCTGTGTCAGATACCTTACTATACCTAATTGTGTGATCCATTGTAAATATCGTGATCACAGTTAGTATAGTGGGAACCGTTAAGAGCATTAGATACAGTACACCTCTATCCTCATCTCCTAGGTTTAACTTTTTATTCTTTCTAAAATACCAATATACAACATTAGCTGCAATAATTGGCAATAGTATTAGTAAGTAAATCATTTCTTTAGATTATTTTTTATTATACTAATTATCCTATCACTATCTAATCTCATCTTATAGCACTTATTGTAGACGTCACTGTTCCCTCTCCAATTGTAAGGCCCTATACAAAAACCGGATCCTGTACCACTAAGTGTTTTCTCCAACGCACAATACACACTCTTTTCCGTTGGATGTTTTTTGTTATTGAATTTAATAGTAACTTTATACCTAGAGTATACGGGTTTTCCTTTAAACATTTCAGGGGAGTGACCTTCAAGAACAGCCCTACCTTTAATTATTCCAAAGTTAAGCTGGAAGTCTAGGTCTATCAGAAAATCTAAATTCACTTTATATGGATAGTGTGGTATAGTTTCCGTAAGGTAGTATGTTCCTAGTATTTTCATTTCTTAAATAGATCAACTTTGCCATCTTCTACCTTATTCTCCATAATGCCTTTAGTGTAGGTGCTGCTGATCATTTCATATTTCAGCATCTTATCCTCTACAAAAAGGCTAGATGGGAATGTCTGTACTAGGTTATTATGGACTCTCACAATATCTATGATTTCAAGTTGTGCATTCAAGAACTGTCTCCTCTGCACTTCGATCGTAACACTAAGATCCTTGTATAGTTCATTACTGAATTCTGGATTTTGCTCCTTTATCCAATTAAACAGGACCTTATCGTTTTGATCGTACCTTTTGCTCATGATGTGGTTGTAGATCGAATCAAACTGGCTTGCATATTTTTTTGTTTCGCCCGCCTTAGATTCTAGCACTTTCCACATATTATCATGTACGCCTTCGATCTTAGATAATTGCATGTCATACTGATTAACTAACCTCGTCTGCTCATTCTTATAGTTTACTTTCATAATAAGCAAGATAATAGTAGTACAAATAATAACTGCACCAATACTAATTAAAATTGTTTTTGAAATTCTCATAAATATAATTAATTAAACTGAACTCTGTATTAATTTTCAACTATAAGGGAACTATGGCGTCATGTGAGAGGTTCTGAATGCCTTAATAGTGTAATCAAAGAAAAATAAGAAATGAGAAAATTTAAAGTTAGCGAGAGAGTTGAATTTATTGATAAGAATCCAGGAAGTACAGGACTAAGTCACACTAGCACTTATGAGATTGTAGGTTTTGGACAGATGAAGGATTCTCAACATAACTGGATCAACGCAGTACTATACAAGGCAGTGGGACATGAAACAGTTTACGTAAGAGCAGAGGAAGACTTCAATATCAAATTTAAGCTTGCAGATGGACAAGCCTAGATTCCTTATAGTTGAGCATATTTGTTATCTCAATAAACATTTATAACTTGATTATGTAGTAGTTCGGTCGGGAGACTAGGCTACTACTTTTTTCCGTCTATTTTGTCCTAAATCCCTTATTATTGTATGAGTATTAAAAAATTCCTTAAAAATAACAAGGCAAATATCTTGTTAACTGCGGGTATTGTGTACCTGTATCTAGAGAGTAAGAAGACTATGAAAGAGAATGGTCGTCTTCGTGGAATAATAGAGAACCAGAATGATGAGATCAAAGGTTACAAAAGAGTAACAGAGAGAATGATCTTCAATGCTGGAAAGAATTCACGAACACCGATCTAATAGTCAAGTTATTAACAAATTAAATCAATCAAAGAAAATGGAGAACAAGGAAATTTTGTACAAAGCAGTTGTAGAGACTGTTAAATCGGAAAGCAATGAAAATGTAGCTGACCGTAAGTTAATTTTAGAAGCAGCTGGAAAAGCTTTAAACCAGTTCGGAATGGATAGTTCCGGTAAATATAGACTTGCTGAGTTATTAATCAGTGAGTTAAAGAGTAAAAATCTCTTAGTATCTGAGAAGACTGAGGGAAACACAGAGAAAGAGGTAGGACGTAGAAAACAAGAAGTCTACCTCATTCAGTATGGCAAGGCGCTCGAATATTTAGAGGGTCTTACTAAGAAAACTAGTGGCGAAGTAATATCGCTCACTAATAAGAATAAGAAAATCCGTGATGCTAGGGTAAGTCTAGAGAAAAACGGATATAGCAAGGCGGAGGCAAAGAAGATCTCCACCGTTACAAAGAAGCAGGCCGAGAGGTTAGAACAGCTTCTGAGGTTTGTGATAAATAAATGCACAAATCGAACAATTACATTCACACAGTTGAGAGAATTGTGGGGTGTTAGCTATTTGGATGAGAAACAGTTAGAAACTATTAAATCATCCTTAAAGGCGTATGGTGTAAACTTTTTCTACACCATTACAATCGATGGAAGGTCAAAGGTACTAACACTATCTAATGACCCAATCGGAACACTAAAGTCACTTGCTGAGATGGCAAAGGACTTATTTGGTGTAAAGATAGATACCAACATAAAGAAACCGTCTATGAACGAAGGTAGAAGATTAATTAAGGTATCAGAGAAAACAGTTGGTAAGGCAGAGTTCATAACAGATCATGTTAAGGAGCTTATGTTTTACATTGGCGGTATTCTTGTACTTGAGAATAGAGCCGTAGACGTTGATGCTATTATATCTATCTTAGGTAATAATAGCTATCGAGGACTTAAAGAAACTCGTGAGAGTATCTTTGAGGTAGTAAAAACTTATCCTGAATACTTCGCGAGAAGCATTGGGAATAAGAACTGTATCGGATTTAGTTCTATTAAGAATTCATCCGAGATCTGGGAAGAACTGAAGAGTAAGTTTAGCCCAGTTAATGACAAAGTAGAGTTCGCATGGCATATAGGAAGCGGGTTAAGTCTTGAAGAGATTCAGGAGTATTTCCCAGAGTCCTATAAGATTAGACCTGAGGCGAACATTGTGGTAATTAAGTTGACAAAGAGTGTAGAGGACTTACAGAGACTTGCACTACTGTCATTCAAATTCCGCAAGGAGGATTTCGCAATTCAGCTAGATAATGTAGAGGAGAAACTGGCTGCAGAGCGAAAGATGTTGGAGACAAGAACAAAGAGGGTGTTTAACCCTAAGACTAATAGATGGATCGGTCTTGACGAGTCTGATATGAGACTTAAAAATGATCGTGTTATCTATGAGATAGAGAAACTATAATATTGTTGTCGTCCACGATAGCGGCTTACTGGTTCGTGAAGGATCGGTAAGCCCATTTTTTTTTCAATCCCTTACCCTAGATTCCTTAATTATGAGTATGATAGAGTTTAGAACAGTTAGATCAGATAGGTATAATAGAGAAGGAAGACCTAAATGTAGAAAGAAGTTTGGAAGGAAATTAGTAGGTGATGATATACAGAGATTACCTATGAGAACCTATTCAATGTGGTACAGGGACAATTACCATCGAAGCTCACGATGCAAGACAGAATACGGAGAACTAGTTAAGTTTCTATATCCTAGAATCGGTAAGGACTATAATGAAGTATTCTCAGAACTTACAAAGAAACTAGGTAAGAAGACGGCAAAGAGGTACGTGTTTGGAAGAGAACTGCTTGATACTATACAGCAGGGTGAAGTAACATTAAGTAGTGTTTTTGGTTATATGAAGCCAACAAAAGATCATTATGGATTTTACTTAGATAATGAGGGTATACTCAGATATAATATGTTTTATAGTATCAATAGAAGGCCTAGTAATAGAAAACGGTCTGAGGTACAAGAAAATATTGAGTCTTATGATCCAGTTGAGGTTTGTAGTGCTCGACCAACTTACAAGCAGCACAGTTGGGTTAGATTGAAAGAGAAATATTATGTTCAGACCTTTATGGATGGACTTATAATACCGGAGAAATTACCTGTCTATGCAATAGGGTTATCATCTATGTTTTATAATCGAGGAACCTTACCTGGCGTACTTAGGATGTTTGAACCGGTTATGATATCAGGGATCGGTTTTTATCACTGTATTAGTGACCGATACATGAACACAACAATAATATTCTTAGTAAAAATAAAAAATATAGAAAAATGGAGAAAGAAGAAATCTGCAGAGTAGTAGAGAATTCAGAGATTGGTAGGTACATATCTAAGCCTGACCTAGTCTATTTCTTAGAAAGGGATGAGTATGATTTTAACAGACTTACAGAACAGGATCTTAATTTCATGATCGCAAATAGAAAATTAAGAAACCCTGAACTCATTGGATTTTTAAGTCTTATGTGTCCGCTCGTTGGGAGAAGTTATTTCTATGGTGCAAATAGTAAGAGAGATGCAGAGTTGTATGATAATTCCACCGTCTTACTGTATGCATCAATAGTGGGTACTTGCACTGCGATAGACATTGTTCATCACGCACCGATAGTATGGGCCATCCTAGTCGTGTTTAACTTGGTTATGTCGGTTTATACAAGATACTGTACAAAAGTGACCAATACAAAGTACTTTCTGGCCAGTTGTTCGGTGCTAATAGACAACAATGGAAGTGACGCAGTGAAAGATTTTATCAAGAACCAGGAGAGACCGTAGAGGAGGGACGAAAAGAAAAGTAGTAGAAATTAAATCTACTACTTTATTTTTTTTTATTCACCACCACCTAAGGTCTTCATCATTTCTTCAAACTGCTTCTTCTGTTGATAGTCTGAGATTTCCTGCTGTTTCTTAGATTCTATATCAAGAGGATTAATGCTCCGCTTTGTATTTTCATAGAACCAAGAAATAGCCTGTCTCACTGCCATCTCTGCAATATCTTTATCCTCCTCATCGATTTCATCACCCCTAAAGAATGCACAGTGATCGGTCATAATAAACTCAAACTCAAAAGGAAGATCATCTGAATCAAGCTTACAAAGTACTGCATGCTTACCGCCCTCTAATGTTGGTATCTTATCATTACCATCTAGGAAGTAGGTTTTCCATTTGTTATAATCTAGGTAAGGAATTCTGACCTCTAAGTTAAACTCATTCTTATAATCAGGTTCCTTGTCAAGCCCTTTATACTCTACATTATTTACGTTATTGTCGCCGTAGAATATCCTAAGCTCTGGACAAATCTCTTCTTCCCAGAGTCTATCTAGCGCTTTATAACCTGACCCGCTAAACATGAGAACCAGTCTATCATTACTGTCAACTGCGATAAACTGACCGTCAAATAGAAAACAATTACCTGGCTTTAATTCTGATAAGGCGCCTAAGAAATTCCTATCTTCGAATGTTCTACACTTAACGCCGTTCTCATCCTGTACCTCCTTATATTCAATCTCTTCACAGTCAGGACCAAAGTACTTATTCCACTCGTCCTTCTCTGTTTCTATGATTGATTTCTTAGGGAACTTACAGATATCCCACTCAATGATAGAATTTAATTTTTCCAGGATGTCAGGTTGATCTAATTTTGCAATCCCCTTATTACATCCACACTTGTACTTGTTTTTTAATACCTCAATTACCATTACTTAATCTCTTCAAAAATTACTGGACTAGTTATACCTCCTTGATGTTCTGGTAGTATTAGTTTTCCACCATTCACCATCGCCTGACCTAACGGAGAATCACTTACAAAATACTCACCAAATCCTGATAGCACTGACTTGATTCTTTTCCTTGTCCGCTTCAGGTCCTCAACAAGTTCTTTCTTCTTCTTGGCATTTGTTTCTGCTAACATTGATTCAACTTTGTAGAGAGTTTGATCTATTGGTTTGATCACCTCATCATACAGGCTTCTCTCTACTAGATTTTTCTCTTGACTCACACCACCTGGATATGTAATCTTGTATCTTTTCATTATCTAATATTGTTTTAATAAGTTTAGTATAAGATCTAAGAAAGCCGAATTGATAATAATATCTATCGTCACATCAAATTTCTGTAACTTTTCCTGGCTTATAACTTCACCCAGTATAGTTCTTAATGTTATACAGATTAGGATAATAGAACCTATAATAAATAAGATAGTATTTCCTACTATAATTCCTAGTAACATTAAAAACCCGCTTGCCCTCGCTATAAGGTCCCTGATATTTAGTAGTTTATTATAGATTCCTGGCTTCTTATCTCTATACCGTAAACTAGAAATCAAGTTAATAACCGATAATATGACTACGCTAGAAAAAGCCAAGATCAACAATGTTCTACAAATAAACTCTATCATAGCTTAATTGGTCTATGCATTCGTTTATACTCTGTTCTCTTGTGACGATCTAAGATTCTGTTAACCATGTCGACGCCAATCTCATCTATCATCTTGTATAGTTTTGATTGTAAGCCTCTGTTCCATAGTTCTTTCTCGTCATTATTCATAGATAGCCAAGTCTTGAGTACTTCATCGACCTGCTCATAAGTACAACCTGGTGCAATCTGGTCAAGGTCACTAGCAGATGTTCCATTTCCGTCTGTTGGTACTATCTTAAGTGCATCTTCCAGGGCAGCCACAGCATAACCTACTCTCTTGATCTCTTCATCATCCCTGCCTTCTACTAGGGTCTCACGATATTCAAGGTATTCAGTGAGCAAGTAATCAGTAACCTCATAGATATCTGACTTCCAAAGATTACCTATTGGATTTACATCACCCTCGTCACCATGAATCGTCCAGAACCCAGTATTGTGCTCTGTCATGTTATCTGTATCAACTACAATTCCGCCAGTTTCCCCGGCCTTACAGTACAAGAAAATCATACGAAGTCTTGCCTTAATATTACCTAATGCAATGGCCGATAGGTTGGCGGGATCATCAGTTGAACTAGTCCCGATTGATACAAAGGTGCTAGATTGAAGATACCAATTCTCAATGTTTACCTCCTTAAATTCATTACAAAACGCTAGTCCCGCATTTAACGCAGAACTAACCTCACCCTCTGCATTAGTTTTACACATCAAAGAGTAACCAAGCAACTTAACACCTGTCCTCTTAGCAACTTCATAACATAATGCGGCGCTTAATGTACTATCAATACCACCACTAACACCAAGTACCATAGTTTTGATCTTGTTCTTCTCAAGGTAGTCTGATAGTTTCTCAATAATGTTCTTCTTAATACTTACTGAATAATCTCGTGTTCTATTCATATAAATAATTTTTTTGTTGTTACACTAATAAGGAAACTAAGGCAAAATAAAAAGGTAGTACTACATTATCTTAACATATTTTTCTATTAACTTAGATACTCTACTATCATCTAGGTCTATATCTTTTGCACTAACCTGGAATGTATTTAATCTCTCGTATTCTGATTGTACGACACTGCTTCTAATCTCGAGACGATTTATTCCTGGTTTTGATCCATTCTTTAATTGCTCTTCTATTATATTTAAAATAGTGGCACTGTCTATGAATTTACTAGTTAACCTTATAAAACTCAATATACAAGATCTAGTGGTGCGCAGGTCAACGTCTCCCTTATACAGCTTTCCAGAACCTCTTACGATTAAATCCCTACTGAACGCCACAGGTACCATAATTCTAGCAAATATATAGTCACTAAATCTATTTTTATAGTAAACAACTTTTGCTTTCATATTCTATTCATTCTACACTATTAAGGAAACTAAGACGAAATAAAAAGAGTAGTACTAACCACTCTTCTTGAATGTATCTATCAAATTAACTATCCAATTATCTTCTAGGTCTACAACATCTGTACCTATAATAATCTCATAGTTCAACTTCTTGTATTTTGTAAATGCATTCTTATCACTTAGATCTAAACATCTACTCCATACTTCTTTTCCACCTATTAACTGTTCTTCCATAATTCTTAGGGCAGTTCTCCTTCTTATATATTTATCATTAGTCCTCGTAAATATTAATAAGGTCTCTGCACTAGATTTTATAATAGGTACTACTACATCGACACACTTAAGGCCAGTAGCTTTATTTTTATAGTAAGTAATTCCAATAATCATAAGTTTTCTCTAATTAATTGTGATAGGTCAGGTGTAGCTAGGACTTCAAAATTACCATCATCCTTAAGCCATACAAGTCTTCTAGCGATAACCTTAAGCCCTATATCTTCTAGTGGAATTTGATATGTACTGAACTGAGCATAATATTCACTAAGCGGTTCAGACAAGAAATCGCTAAATGGACTTTTCATCTTCTTACCTGTCGATCTTGCAAATTTATTCCTAATATCAGCATTTGTCTTATAATCAGCTATTACAAGACCACTATTCTCTGGGTTAACGGTATCTTTATAGTATAGTAAGATATCTGCCGTCCCCGCTAGTTGTGTCTTGAGATGAGTACTAGGATCTGGATTGCTATTTGTATATAACATCGCCTCTGCATAAACGAAGTGAAGACAGGGTGGGAGACTAGACCAATAATTGATAACTGCCTCTTCTTTACCCCTTGTTGGAATGAGCCAGTTTTTATCCCTTACATACTTACACTTACAAGACTTAGTTATTCTCTCAGGGTGACCATTGATTAAGTAAGAATAAGACTCCCCAAATTCATGCACTAGTGATCCTGTAATTGTAGACATCTTATTTTTCCATAACCACTTATCTTTCCAATATTCAGGAGTCTCACCATTTTTCTTAGCATAATTAGTAGCTGTCTGTTCTGTATCAAAAGGAGCCATATACTTACCCAACATAGTAGTAACAGAGGTCAACTGCTTACCATGGAGTGAATATATGTGCGGCTCTTCAAAAAATAGTAGGTCCTTGAATGATCTAAGTATGTGAGCCCTAATCTGTGTTACTTCCTGCGGTTCATTTTTCACCACGAACATTTTTGGTATGTCTGAGTAATCTTCCATGTTTTTATTATTATCTGTTTTCTATTAATAAGGTTCCATGTCTACCTCACCTACGAAAATGTCAAATTGGCAGGGTAGGGATGACAAAAAGGCAGAGAAATTATTTTGGTATTTCATTTGTATTATTAGCAGTACAAGTTTAACAAAAAAAATCGAAAAATATGATGGATAGATTTATAAAGAACTACGTTGATACAGCGATGTCACTTTTTGATGATACATGCAAGAGAGTAGTTAGTAAGGTTGAGAATACAGAGTCCGGTGCAAGAATAATTTTAGTAGTGCCAGGACTAGATAAAGATGACCTGAAGATTACAACAGAGGATGAAAGATTGACTGTTAGTGGTGTGAATAAAGAAAACAGTGAGACTAAGGTACTACCAGATTTCAAAGAGTCATTCTATGTAGGGAGGGAAATTGATATGAATAATATTAGTGCAAGCCTGAAGAATGGTGTACTCTTGATCAACTTACAAAAGAAAAAGGGACTCGCAGGAAAACAGATTACAATTGACTAAAAAAAGAAGGAGAGATTGGTATTATAACTTACCTTTCTCTCTTTTTTAATTTGCAAAAAAAACGACTGGATGTTGAGAAGCTTTCTTCGGTCATTTTTTGACGTGAACAACCTCAATCCCAACATCCTATCTCTACCAGTATTACAGCCAATAACGGGTATAGATATATCCTCTTGGCCTCCCGCCTGACTCGCAATACATAGCTCACCTGTTTCGCTCTAGGGTATCTCAGTATTAGACTAGTGACTATAAAACTGAGCAAAATTCATCAGCATGGTTACCTCTTTCCTTACCCCTCTGTCTGTCGGGTCTTACTCCAGGACTTACATACTCCATTTTCTATCATACCTAAGGAATCGAAGGCATCCTAGGTGTGGGGAGCAAAAAAAAATAAAACGACGGGAAGCTAGTAATGTCTCCGTTTCACCCCAGTCTTATTGTCATTGCTGGCGACTACACTACTATCCTTTCGACTTCCTATCTCTACCAGTACCGTAATCCCAAAAGAAATCCAGTGCACTCTAGATTCTCCGGGCCTCCTGTCGTACACAGCTAACCTATCTCGCTGCAAGGGTATTCTAGTATTAGTTAAAAAGTGGTCTCTCAAAACTAGACTAAACCAAGACCAACATAATAAATGAAAGCTCTCTATCATCTTTCCAGATAGATTGTCACTTATACTACTATGCACCTTCATTATTAAGGAATCTAGAGGAAATGAAAAAAAATGACAGAGAGCGGGGCTTGTAACAGACACCTCTCCTTTCGACTCTCTATCTCTACCTGTGTCGTAATCTGAAAGTACATACGCGTCCTTACTAACAGATCTCCTGCACACTTAGCTTTCCTCTACCGCTACAAGGGTATTCTAGTATTAAGTACATTTTCTGTAGGACTTGCAAAACTAGACAAAGTCAAAGTCCATGCATGTATTGTATCTCCTACGTATACAATCTCATACATCTCTCTCACTGGTAAGGATTCTAGGGCTTCCAAATTACAGTAATTCCGTAAGACTGTTTAAAATAATTTATTATTAAATTAGAATACAAATTAGATTGCCTAAGTAAGTAAATCTCAAATTTACTAAGTATCTTACTATCTAACTTAATAGCAGGGCCAGGCTTGAGTGTAGTAACTACATACTCAAGTTTA